TATCATGGTTGCCAGGAATCATATGCAAGTCAATATCTAGTTCTTGCAAGCGGTCAAAGAAATACTCTTTACAACTTTTTAAAGTATTATAGTTGATATACTTTCTACGATCAAAGGTATCACCTAAATCAAATACAGTTTTTATTCCTTGCTCTATAAGCTCTGGGAAAAATACCTCTTCATAGAACTTTCTAAAGTGTGCATCAAATGCTACTGAATCACTTCTTGCACCGAAATGCAAGTCTGTTACCATTGCAAATTTCAAGATTAAGCCTCATAGATTGCTGAATTAGAACCATGTTCAGCGACTTCAGATTTTACACAGAAGCAGCGATCATCAGTCATTTCACGAACTAATCTATCCGCAAAGTTGAATGAGTGTTCTGCAAACTTCTCGGCACCAACACCAGTCATTACTCTGATCTCAGCCAATCCTTTCTTTTGCAATTCTAATAAATCTGCTAGATGAGGATCAGCTCGGTCAACTACTAACTTATGGTCAAAGTTATCTTCAAGCCAAGATTTTAATGGCTTCAGCCCGCCGAAATCTACTGCCCAGTTTTTATTGTCTAAGTCTTTACAACCAAACGTAAACGTGAATGCTAGACTGTACCCGTGCAACAAATTGCAATGCGAATGATCTGCGTTAGGTTGACGAAATACGGCTGATAACCCTATGCTATGATCGTAATGCTTAGTACTATAATACATTATTTATTCTCCCACTTATATGCATGCTCTACAATATCAGATAGAGTATATTTAGGAACCCACATCAATTCATTTATAGCCAGAGTGATGTCAGCAAAAGTTTTAGGTGGATCACCTGCTCTTCTATCACCGTAATTCACTTGAATTTCTTTTCCTGTATATTCACTGAAAGCATTTATAACATCTAAAACGCTCTCGCCACTGCCTTTGCCTATATTAAATACTTTATGAGTTCCTTCTCTGTTCAAATAGTCTATAGCTGAGATGTGTGCGTTGGCGATGTCTGATACATGCGTGTAGTCTCGAATGCAAGTTCCATCAGGAGTGTCATAGTCGTTACCGAACACAGTAAAAGGTAACTCTCGTCCAAAACATCTAGCAAGTATAGGGAAAAGATGTGACTGTGGTTCTTGTACATACCCATGTCTATTTAATACGTCTGCACCTGCTGCATTGAAATATCTTAACGCTAGTGTGTTAATGCCATACGCAGCCTCGTAATCTTTGAGTATTTCCTCAAACATATCCTTAGTTCTACCGTAAGGAGACATAGGATTTTTAATAGTTGCCTCAGTAGTTGGGAAGTCTACGTTGTCTCCGTATACACTACTAGAGCTACTAAAAATAAAGTTTTTAACTCCTGCTTGTATACATCTATCTAAGAGTTTAACACTTGCAAGTATATTATTGTTGTAGAATACAGAAGGCTCTTCTACACTCCTACCAACTTCGTGGTCAGCCGCAAAATGTATAACGGTTTCAACTTCATGTACTTTCATTATTTCTAGGACATGATTGTCATCGAATGAATATGTATAAGAAGTCTTTGCAGCATCTGCTACCCAATCAACTACAATTGGATTGAAGCCATTTTCTTTTAATTGAATAACAGTTTGGTGACCTATATAACCATTGCCGCCAGTTACTAATACATTTTTATTCATACTTTGCCTTTGCTACATATTTACGAAATGATGTACGATCTCTAAGGTTTGCATCTTCAGTCAGTATACTATCTAATGTCCTGTCAATAGTTCCATTCTGATAATCACTAATCTTGCCTATATTATACATAGATGTGTCTAAGTTGTCAATGCTTAATACCATTCTTTCTAATTTTTCTAGCGCATCCTTGATAGACCAAGGAACATACATGTGATTGGCATTGTTAGCAAATACTTCTGGAAAACTTCTGTATGCTGGAAATAGTGTCAAGCAGCCCATAGTATCAGCTTCGCTCACTGTATTACTAACCCAATCCTGTAACGCACAATTGAATAGTATTTTACTATCAGCAAGCAAACTATAGTAATCGTTTTTCTTTAGTCCAGTGTATACTTTAAAATTAGCAGTGTTGCTATCTTGCAAAAACATTGCTCTATCTACATATTCCTGTTTATTACTTTTTAGTTCAGGGTGCCCACAAAATATAGAAAACTCCATTGTAGGATCAACCTTGTAGTATTCTTCTGCTAGATCCATATAGAAGTGAGGCTGTTTTTCATCATCCCACCTAGAAGAGTATGCTACACGATTCGTCCTATCAACTATGGGTATCTGATTAGAAACTCGTTCTTGGACTTCTGATTTGCCAAAAGGCAGACCTGTGACATAGATCGGACATTTGATACCTGCAATACGAAGATGTGCTACGAATTCTTCTGATGCTACCATGATACCATCAACAAATTGATCTACCATTTCTTCGTACTTACGCATCCAGTCAAACATACCTTCACGAACTATAAAATCATCTGGATCTACAGACTGTGCTAAGAAACGAAGAAATACTTTAGGACGATATTCTGCAGGACTTTGTTGCATGATATAAGGTAAACATTCTAACCCAGGAGTAAACATATCTTCATAAAAGATTACATCATCACTAGTTACTTCACCATTTTTCATTTTCTGAATTAACGACATGTGCTGTGACATGCTATAGTATGTTCTACCATGAGCATCAAGTACACTACCAGTTACAATAGCTTGGCTATTGTCTAGCTCTTGCCCTCGGATAACTTCATAATCAACACCACGAAGTTTAAATACACGCTCGTTCCATTCTTGCAGTTGAAGAGTGTATCGTGCTTCGTAACTTTCTAATCCCATGTAAAATAATTTACGCATTATTTAATATTGCTCCGTTTTCGTCATCTTCATAAACTTCAACTTGCACTGTTCTATTAGGATATGTTTCTTCAATGTATCCTAAAAGTTCTTCTGCCATCATTTCGCATGACATGTAGTCAGCTTGCATTGCACCTGATTCAAACAGAGACTCTAGCTCACGCTTGAACAAAATGAATTCCACATCTCGGTCGTTATGATTAACTTCTAATGTTACATAGAAATGAAAGATGTGGCGATGAGGGTATTGTAAAAACTCTACCCCCTTCAAATCTTTAGCTGCTGGATATTTGTGTATGCCTTCTTTCTGAAAGCTAACACGAATATTTCTATTAGTCACTGGCATTGAACCACTCCGGTGTTTGTCGTTTAGTCCACCTAGCGAAACCTCGCTTGTAGACTCTGTAGTAATTACGATAAGCCTCTACAACATTAGGAAGCTTTGCATCGTCTGGCATTGCTTGTGGTAATTCTGTCAATTCTCCTTGTGGAATATTAACAGGAGTAACAGATAGTATACTCTCTAGCTTCTGCTGTGTCAAGTGAATTCTACCATACCGATGTGTGTACTCTGCACATAATTCTTTCCACATAGTATATAGGTACTGATAGTTTTCGGAAGTTTTTCTACACCAAATACCAGAAGGGTGATTGACATGCGATGCTTTATACACCACGCTCTCCAACACCCCATTCGGTAATGACCAACGCTTGATGCTTCTTCCGTTAGAGGTTTTGTCTTGATACAGCGAGCCGTCTAGCACACGATGTGCTGTGGACATTAGTTGTGCATACTCTATTATCATCTTAACTACATGTTTATCGGCATGCATTTGAGCAGCGATTACTGGGTCTGTGTGCAAAGCAAAAACATTCATAAGATATTCCTCTAGTGTCTGTATATAATAACAGAATATTTTTGCTTTGTCAATATCTAACTCATAATATTTTTGAAATGAGTCTCGAACTCTTCGTTGATGGTAGACTCTTCCGCAAAGTTTTGCTTGTGATATACCCGAGCCATTTTCCGGATCACTCGCTTGTCTAAGAATTCTTCCTCGTGGATTTTTTCTACAATCTCTTTAATTAGATCACGCTCTGCGTCCATTCGAGTCATTGAGTTTGACATCTCTTCAATTGCATTGCGTACTTTCTGTTGATCCATAATATATACTCCTAAGTTAAATAATAACTGCTCATGTAAAATCTAGTTGTATTTCTTCTACTGGCTTAGTGTGTGAAATACTTTTAGATTTTTTCTTTTCCTTAAAGATACCACCCCAACGATCCATCCAAGCATTAAAAGAATCTATATCTTTAACGTCAAATAATTGTTGACCTGAAATTCCAGGGTATCTTTTGTTGGCTAATTGTAATAACTTATCTTTATCGTTTATAAGTTCTTCAAGTTCATCCATAAAGTTTTTAATAGATACACAGCACAATGCGTTTCTTGCAGTATACCAAGTACTGAGTTCTCCATATTTTTCCATATAAGGAACTGTAGGAACGTTTAGACACTCGTGAAACCTTTCTTTTGTCATGCCAAGATTGTATACACGATTTATGTCATCCATTAAAATATCATATTGTAAGTCAGGACAAGATTCACCAGGTTCTCCTACCACTACAGAGTCTGCACTCTTGGCTCTAGTGAAATTCATTGTTCTACCAGGACCTGGAATGTGTTCTCCGTTTCTAATCTCTCCTCTGATATAATACATACCTGTTTCTACACCTCTAGAGTGTGTGGTAG